CATCAGTTGTACCCGTTTTTAAGGTTGGCACCTCCAAGTTTCCGCCAACAACATTATCAACAGAAGCTCCCCAGGCGCCTACCAGCGCGGCAACTTGCTCTGCGGTCTTTTCCCACAGCTTCCACATTAATCCGTCAATCATTCTTTGAATGAGGTTGACGTACATTTCACCGTTGTTTTCGCAAACGTCTTTCCAGTCATCGAGGGTGATGAATTCCTCGACAGCTACGTTTTCTTCGGTGTCAATAGTGTAATCTGTGCAAAAGTTTCCGCGAACGGTTTCAGCCGTACAGGAAGGATTGGTTCGATTCTCTTGAATTTGGTCTTTGGTCAAACGCTGCCAATGAGTCAGTGTTACTGTCCTTACTTTGCCTTTTCCGGGGTTTACTTTTGTGCGGAGTGCGCCAGAATTTATTGGGCTGGTTAGCCAGTCCAATATTGGCATATCTTCACGAAGCATACCGGAATTGCACGTCAGGAAATTGTTGTTCAACGAGTCCTGAATATTAGGACACGGACATAATACAAGTGAACGTGACATTGGTATTGTTTACTAAGATTAGACTCTTGTTTATTGTCCGAGCCCTAAAGGACACAATCGGTTTCAATGCCATCCGAAAAGGCACTTGCTTGTCGCTATTATTTTCCAGCTAAAGGATGCAACTCCCTTGCTGATTGTACGGGTGCGCCATTTACCTGTGCTGGTTGACCTGCGACTGTTGGTTTAACCTGCGTACTGAAGGCTGGCTTGCCGTTAAATTCGTTTTTAAGGTTTATGCCCTGCGATACCGCGAGCTCGTCAATTACTTCATCCAGGCTTTTTAACTCACCTGCTATTTTGGCGGAAGGCATTTGTTTTTTTGTTTTCTTGTCCAACACAATAAAGTCGCCGGACTTTTCATCCAAATCAACTTCGAACTTTTCTTCGAGTATAGCATTGAAGCCAAGTTTTTCAATCTCTGAAATACCTTGTTTAAATTTATACTCGCCCAGTTTGGCTTTTTTATGGTCTGAAATCTTACCGCTGCGAGCCTGAACAATTACTTCCTGCTTATATTTCTCGTGTTCGGTTATTGCAGTTTTGCGACCCTCTTTTTCTTCTTTGATTCTCTCGTTTGCCTTTTCGAGTTCTTTTTCCAGTCGTTTAACATTTACGTCCGTGCCAGCAGCGCCTTGGGTTTTCGCTTCGTCAATAGCCTTGTTGCCGCTTTCAACCAACAAATCAAAACTCGTTTCCAAGATGTCTTCAACTTGTTTGTCAGTAAGGTGCTCTGCCTTTAATTCCACGCCGTGTTTTTTAGCGATGGCTTTGACTTTGGTTTCAAGGCTGCCAATTCTCGAACCAGTGATTTTAGAAATTAACTCCGAGTCTTTTTCGGCCGTTTTACGATTGACGAATTTTGTTTCAAATTCTTTTTTGAAGTCATCAAGGGTAACATCTTCCTTGAAGCCTAAGAAGGTTAAGATTTCTTTTGACATTTTTTATTTAGATTAAGATTGTTCGGGTGGGATAGGAATTGTTTCGGCGCCAGGGTGTGTGGTACCTGCGAGCATAGACGCAAGGTCTGGAGGCGCCTGCTCATTAGTTGCTGCGGGCTTAATTACTTTGGTTGGCTTGTCAGGTCGAGGCTTGCGAAAATATGCTAAGTATTTTTCGTCCGCCATCGGGTCTGAAATCACGAACCCGATTTGTTTCATACGGATTTCGTTAAATGCAATTTTAGGCACCAGGTGTTTAACTTTTTTAAGTTTACTGACGCACCGGATTAGAAGATTGGTTTTTGACATTTGCTGCAAATTTATATTTAATTTTTAGATATCCAATTCTTTACGTAAATCTTTTGAAGGTTTAAAGTAACCTTTTTTGATGTTGCGAAATAATACATCTTTTGGCACATCAAATACGGATACAGGCATTATGGAATGACCACACCGATAACCGCCAGCGTATTTAAAAATGGTATCTTTATTGGTGTTGACGTGCTTGCCGCCCCATTTTAATTCCGCCCACGCTTGCACCTCTTGTTTACTAAAATATTCGTTAGACCTCGATATGCAAAATTCACGAGAGGTAGGCAAGGTGTCGCCCGAGTAAAAAAACCATTCAGCATTAATGTCTTGTGATATCGCCTGTGTATAGCTGCGGTCGCTTACCGCAAAGGTGTCGTAAGCTACTTGGGTCGCGTATTGATTTAGCTTGCCTTCTTTGGTCTTGCTCCCGACAGCTAATTCTCTTATCGTACGCAATGTGGCCTTAAAATCAGCGTTCGTGTACACTGCCTCAGAGATAACTGTTTTAAGGGGCTCTATGTACGCTTTATCAAGGCTTATACCTTGCAGCACTTGTATCGCCTCCGCTTGGCTTCGTTTCTTAATCTCTTTTGCTATTTCGGTTTCTATCTTCTTGACCTTAGGAAACGCTTTAGAGAAATAATCAAATGTAAGACTATCTTGAACACCAATGTCTTTTACGAAACTTTTTACGGCATCATAATAGTCTGTGGACTTGAGAACTTTCTTGAGCTCTGCGTTGATGTCGTCCGCGATACGGAAATTCTTCTTTGATTTAACAAGCCTGCCGCCCTCGACATTTAATTCCGCGAGCAATTCAAGAATGTTGTTGTACGCTTGAAGTTGAGCCTTGTCAACTTGGGTTAAAAACTTATCAGGCACGGATTCTATCCGAGCTGCTTTTTCTTCCAGTATCTTCTTAAGAGTGTCCTTCATTAATTACCGCTGATAAACGGTTCGGCTTCAACTTCGACAGGTATCTCTGCCGTAATTAATTCCATTTGTGATTTAGCGAGCTGCATCATTTTCTCTGCCAGTTCAGATATGGGCGTTGATAAGAACTTTTCAATGCCGCCAAGTTCTTTGATAATCATATTTGTCAAAGTAACAGGACTGTCATGTAAATAAATTTCCCAATCTGCGACAAGGTTACGATTCTTTTTCACGATAATATCCTCTGGCGTGTGTGTCAACAACCTGTCTACGACAATTATAAGTTCTGTAACCTTAGCGGATTGAGTGTCTGTGGAATAAAAAGATTTTAAATACTGTACCATCATTGCGTAGATGATAAAGTTTGGCGCGCCTGCTTTTGTTGCTTCGGATATTCTAATTAAATATTCGCTCTCCGTCATTAAGTCAAACGATACAGGCTTCTTGTATTTTGGCTGGACAAATTTTGTGCCATAACGCATCTTACCTATCGTGTCAACACAAAAAAATGTCATGTCGTGAATCTGGTCTGATTGCGGCCGGATAAAAGCATACATCGCCTTATTGTCCAGCATCATATCCGTGGCTAACAGATTTTCTTTTCCCTGCACCTCTGAAGATGATGTGTGCAAGTGAAGGACTCTTTTGGCGCGAAGCTCGTCCTCATGTATTTTTTTATTTAGCCAGTCCATAATTGAAGGGTCTGGAGAAACATATTCTACGGGCTTGGCGTTTTCAAATCCTGCATCATTGGGCGACATTGAAGACCTTGGTTTTAATAATAAAAGGCCTGTAGGCGACAATCGTGTTTTCATTCCCGACCCGTGGCAAGACGGACATTGGATGTTCGCTTGTTTTACAGTATCAAACACCTGTCCATTTTGGCAAATCGTAGACGTACTGTTCGCATCTGTATAAGGCGCCTCACACAAATCTCCATACATTATTTTTATTGGGTAGGCACAATTATAAATACTCAACATCAGGTTTGTTGCATTAAGCAGCACAAGGTCAAGAATGTCGACAGCGTACAAGTAAGGCGATTGCCACACTAAATTATCTCCGTATATGCACGGAATGCCTTTGCAGCGACGAGCAGGAACATAACCCAGGTTATGTGGCAGGAATTCTTCGAGGTTAAAAGTATAGTCGACAAAGTTTCCAAATTGAACGACTCTCTTTATTGTTTCTTTGTCGTAATATTCAAAAATCATTCCCTTGTTTTCTAACTTCGTCTTGTATCTTACCTCGGATTTTTCTTCGCTTAAAACCAAGTACCACTCGTCTTCCTCGAACGCGATAATATTTTTCGACAAGATGTTATAAGGCAAAGGCTCAAACATTTCTGTGTTAGCGATTGTTCTTGTGATGCCGTCTTCTGCTGTATCAAATTGAACATCTCGTGGTCGAATAACAACCAACCCCATCGCATCGATGGTCTTAAACTTAGGAAAAAGGTCTTTGATATACGTAGAAAAGTTTCCATATTTCGGAAGCATATCAAGATAGTCTTTTAGGGTTTGCTTATTCTTAACAAGCGTGTCGTCTTCTTTCTGGAACTCCATGCTGTCCTCATAAAAACACCTTTTAAGGGTGTTAAGAAAGTCTATAAAAATCGGCAGCGTAACGCCTTTAAAATTATCTTTTAAGTAATCAAATTCGTCCGCTTGAATTCTGGGACTCTTATTAAGGAACAAGAGTTCCGGAAATACACCATGTTCGGAATGGACGCGAATCCTCTCATACATTGAAACAGAAACCTCATGCACGTCTCCGAATACGGTGCAATTTAATTTACCGTCTTGCTTATAGATGTCCGCCTTAGAAGACATTGCCGCCTTCTTGTATTCGTTGACAGCAGCCATAACCTTTTCGGTTATCTGTTCGTCAGTTAGTTTTTTCATGCTGCGATTTTTAATTTAGTCTGCATCAACTCCCACGACTTGGTTAGCTGGCAGCCTTTCTTGCCTCTGCAAGATTTGATTTTTCTGATTTTCATATTGTAGAATGTTTGTTCGAGATATTGGACGAATCATTTTATTATTACCGAGT